CTCTCCTATCATCAGAACTATACAAGCTAATAAAGGTACAAATATAAATTCCATTTATTTATTCTCTAATTCTTTTACTCTGGCTTCTAATTCTTTTATAGCTTCTACTAATAAACCTACTGTGTTGCCATAACGAATGGCTAAATGTTCTTCTGATTCTTCGCCTTCTCTTTCGTCTGCTATAGTTTTAGATGTGTAAACAGCTTCTGGTAATACTTTTTCTAAATCTTGTGCTATTAAACCTGTAAGCCTGTTGCCATCAGATTTTAAAGTATAAGTAATGCCTTTCAGTTGTTTTACTTTATCTAACGCATTATCAATAACTTCTATACCTTCTTTTAATTTTATATCAGAAGGAGTTCCATAAGCCGTGACATTTCCTGATGCAACCATATTTCCAGAAGAATCTAATGACCATCTTGATGCTTGTGCAGTTTTAAAATACAAAGCATCGCTTGTATGATCGTAAAAAATTTCTCCTGCGAAAGCTGAACTATCAAGAAAAGAAATTACACCATATTGTCTTCCTACAGAATTTATTGAAAGACCTGCACCATCACTAGCAGAAGCTCCTGCTTTAATAACTAAATCTTCTGCGTAAGAATATCCGTCTGTGTCTGGAGTAGTAGTTCCTATGCCAACCATGTTATTGAAATAAGCACTACCTGCATCAGACATATCAAGAGTAAGGGCAGTAATTCCAGAGCCACCATCATTACCTTGAAAAATTACATCTCCGTCTGATACCTCTGATTTAATAGTTACATTATTACCTGAAAAACCACCAATAGTTCCGACTAAAGTTCCGTCATCTTTTAGTAATATATCTCCACCACCTGCATCAAAAGTAATATCACCTACAACATCTAAGGTTAAATCTCCAGAAGCATTGCTAACAGTTGGTGCAGCACCTAACGCTATATTGTCAGAGGCATCTTCAAATACAGTCTTACTTGCAGGTAAAGTACAAAATACATCTTTAGTTCCTGCAGAAAAATTTACAGCAGAGTCAGAGTTAGAACTACTAATGATCGTAGTTCTTGCCAATGTATCAGGAGTAGCGTCAGTAACTGTGCCTAACCCAACTTCAAATTCATTTGCTGATTGATGAGCAATACAATAATAACAAGTATTAGAATTACCAACTCCAGCTACAAATGTTTCAAAGCCTGTTTCAGCTCCAGCTAAATTTATGGTGCCTGTGCCAGTAGAAGTGGTAGTTTCTTTTACCCTATCGTTAAGGACAAGAGCCATGCTCTCCTCCTACGCTATTCTTATAATAGCTGTGGCCGCTGCCTTTGCTGGAAATACAATAGTAAAGTCTCCAGCAGTAGAAGTTTTATCTCCACCAAAATCTATAGTAGCTACTGATTTATTAGAATCAGAACTGTTATAAATCATACAACCTCTAGCAGTAACAGTAGCTGTGCTGAAAGTAAGATCATTAAAATCAGTTACAGCTGTAGTACCAGTAGCTGAAGGAGTTACATTAACTAAAGTACCTCCGCCAGAAGTGTAGTTAGTACCACTTGCTTCTTGTGAAGTTGTAAAGGCAGTTGTAGTTGCTCCCATAGTAGCAGAGCTTGTGTATAACGCTAGTTTAAAAGTATCGCCAGAACTGTTAGTAAAGTTGTGAGTTCCAGTTAATAGTTCTGTTTTAAAACTAGTAGTTAGTGTCGATGTTATTGCCATGTTTTTTCCTCATAAAATAGCTAAAGTTTTAAAACAATTTTAGCTAGTTCTTCTTCACCACCTTTATTCAACTCTTGAATAAGAGTGGCTTTGTAAGATTTTATAGCATTTTCTATATAAATTAAACACACTTGTTTTATTTGTTCTCTATATGCTTTTGCTTGTTCTAAGACATGAGGTTCATTGTCTTCAGAGTAACCAACTATTTTTTCAGCTAATCTTTCTGCCCAAAATTCTGGAGGATGTCCACCAAAATTTGATGTCTTTGTTTCTACTATGCCTAATTGAGGCATTCCATCTGGAGTTATTTTTATTACCATTTTTTTGGCTCGTTATGACTTTCTTCTATTATTTCTTTTAATTGTATCTCTGCTTTACCATCTTCTCTACCAACAAAGGTTGGTTGAGGTATATATTGTTTTTCTTTTTTAGCACTTTTTTTTCTAACTTTTAATCTTTGTTTGTCAGAATCATAATCAACAATTAAAGGATCTTCTAATCTGTGATAACCGTAAAGTTTTTCTTCTGACTCTACCGCTGTATCTAATAAATAACTAGATGCGGCCACACCTACCTCTATGCCAGCATTCATGCAATTTGCTAACCAATATTCACAACAAGCTCTACCAGCTTCAGCAAAATATAAATTACCTTTGTAACCAAAATCTATACCAAACAAATGCAAAGAACCAACTCTATGCCAATAAGCAAAAGCTATTGCGTAAGCAACTGTATTATTTAAATAGTAAGAATTGTTTTCTTCTACGATTTGTTCAATTGGATATTCAACTAACCCTGGACAACGATCATCTAATTCACACGTGTATATAGGGCCTTCATGATTTAACAAAACTTCTTTCATACCATTGGTTTGTAGTCCAGCGTCATCGCTATCTAAAAATCTAGAAGCTGGGTCCAACATAAAAACTCTATCATGCTTAATTACATTAGCTACTGCATTGATTACCCATACTTCATCAAATTGTTCACCATTAGATCTAGCCAATGCAAAATCAAACCAACTTTTTCCCAAGCCAACTATAGCTATTTTTTTACCTTGAAGTTCTTGAATCTTCTCCATTTTTTTTATTTAAGTTACATTTGTTCTAAGAGAATCAGCTCTATATTCATCTCTTCTGCTTCTACCTTCTGCTCTGTTTTTAAGTCTTGATAATTCTTCCATAAATCTTTTTTCATACTGACCTATTAATTCTGGCTCTCCTTTTAAAAATGTGTAGGCTTCAACCAAAGAAGCATAAAGCAAAGCATTTCTTGCATTTGTTGATAACCAAGTTCCACTTGTAGCTGAAGTTAAACTTTGTGGTTTATGAAGATAATTTAATTCTACGTTGTAAGCTGAATCTGGTACTGGGCTTACTGTCAAAGTAGAACCATTATCAGAGCCAGTAGATAGTTCTTTATCATATTCTGCATAATATAAAGGCAGTCCTCTTAAATTAGTATCAGTTGGATCTTCTGAATACTCTTGCATAAAGCTAGGATGTTTTTTTAATAAATAGTGATAATCGCCACTTGAGTCTATTACTGCTAAAGAAAAACTAGCTATGTAATCAGAAGGTGCAGTTAAAAATCTATTGCCAGCAGTTAGATTACCGCTAACGCTTTTTCTAAAAAAATCAAATTGTACCAACTCAAAAATTCTTTCTTCAGCATTTTTAACAAAGTCTCCAATGGTATTAACGAAAGTAGTTTCTGTGCTATCACAAAAGTTTTTAATTAAATTAGTAAGCTCTGTGTAAGTCATATTTAAATTATATCAAATTAGCCGGGAGTATTTATTTGTCCTCCCATACCAGAGTGATTAGTACAATAATAATAGAGTGTTGATGCTCCAACTGCAACGGTTATTTGGGTATATGCTCCAGCATTACCAGGAGTTCCATTAGTAGTTACGCCTGTGGTATATTCAGCTCCACCAATAGCATGAGTACCATTTGCCGTTGTTGAAAATCTTAAAGGATGTCCAGAATTACTTGAGTCAGATTGGTCAAATCTAAAAGTTTGTCCTTCATTTAAAGTTAAAGTAGGACTGACTACGCCATCTACGTAGAATTTATTACCAGTTCCATAGAAGTTTGTTCCAGAAGCAACTGTAATAGCAAAGTTTGTAAAAGTACTAGTAACCGTAGGAGTGCCTAAAGCACTAGTAGCAGCGTAACCTAGAATTGAAACATCTTGAGTTATGTTACCTGTAATGGTTGGTGCTCCTAAAGAACTAGAAGCTGATACCCCAGACACATCAACAGATGTTGTATCATCATTTTCAATAACAGTAATTGATCCTAAATTACTAGATAATTTTGCTAATTCAAATTTACTAGGAATAGTATTAGGTAGCATAGAAAAATTTGTTGTTATGCTTGGAGCAGTAATTACAACAAATCCTGTTCCACCATCTTCTGCTTGATCAGGTCTAGGATTAAATAAAGCTTCTGGATCTACTGTATGTTTTCTTGGTTCTAGTTGTGGATGTTTTTCATTCCATTGATCAGGACCTACTAATAATCCATCCCAAGTTCTTTTCATATCTTTTAGTTTGTATCTAAACCCAGATATGTCGCATATTCCGTATGCTTGTTTACCTTTTGCGTAAGCCATTATTATCCTTGTGAGTATGGCGTGATTCTAAAAGAAGCTCTATCTTCGTCTTCATCAGCAGCTCTTCTAAATTCTTCTTCGTAAATTGATTTTAATTGTGCTGTTAATTGTGGATTTTTTTTCATAGATAAGTAATAAGCCAAGCCAGCAACAAAACAGGGATAAAATCTAAATGGTAAATCCATAGTGTTAGTTGCTTTGTCTGCATCATCCATTCTTACCATTTTATTAAATACCAAAATATCTGTAGAGTTTTCTGGAGCTGGCCATATTTTTAAAACAGCAGAATTTTGTTTATCTACAAAATATTGACTAGGTCTAGCTTTGGTGCTTTTAGTTGGAATATTTATGTATTCACTTCTACTTACTCTAGACATTTGTGTATCAGTAGTAGTGCCTCCTTCAGTTCTTCTTAACACCACATCTAAAATATCTATTACATTAGAATTTAATGTGTATTCTCTAGTGCCTTCAGTAACTGTTTGAGTTCCTTCAGATATGGTCCACTGATTTAATCCTCTGTTAGCCCACTCAGCTAACATTAAATTAATAGATCTTCTTGCAGTTTTTAAATCGTATCCAGTTCTTAACTCTAACCCACATCTTTCATAAGCTTCTTCAATAAACTCTGCGACATTTGGTTCAAAGTTTGTACTGTTTGATGTTGCCATGTTTAATCCTCATCACTATATAAATTATTAAAAGTTATTCTAGGATCTAAATAACTTTCATGGCCTTCAGCAGAATGCAGATGTTGTGAAGGAGTAAAATCAGGTGCTCCTTCGCCAGTTCTCCACAAGGCTGGGCTAGTTGCTCTAACTCTATTGTTAGGAAGTGCAACTATATTACCAGTCCACTTTCCAGCGTCTGTTAAATATATCACATGTGATTGCTTATGTTGAGCAGGATCATCTGCTATCTCATGGTCTGTATAATCTACAGTAAATAAATATTTACCTTGATAAAACTCATTATTAATTTTACAAAGCCATGGAGAAGAACTTACTCTATCCATAGTTATAATTGAATGATGTCTGGATTCACAATCCCATGGTTGACACAAATGATCTTCCATAGGTTCTGGCCATTCATCTAAAGGTACATCAGCAACTAATGCCTGGATAGGCATTCTTGCCCACATAGCACCACCGTGAATATTACCTTCTTCCCAATCTTCATCGTCTATCTCACATCCGGTAAAGACGACTTGAAAGCTCAATGATCTATCAGGGATAGTATTTACAGCTATTGCTAGCGCATGTAAATACTCTCCGTGATAGCGTAAATGATTACATGTGAACTCTCTTCTGACCCAACATTTAAAGTATGGGACATTGCTCATCAAATATGGCATTTATACCTCAATCTTCTTTTTATTTATTTTTTAGCAGCGCCGCCTCTTCTGTAACCTTTAGTTGCTTTACCGCCTTTGCTATAACCTTTGGTAGCTTTACCTCCAGCTCTGTAGCCTTTGGTTTTTTTCATCATACCACCGCCACGATAGCCTTTAGTTTTTTTAGCCATGCCACCCATGCCATAGCCTTTAGTTCTTTTATAAACCATTTAATACTCCTTTTTAACCTGTAAAAAATATAGTTACTCTATCTATGTTAGATAAAGTTGCATGTATGCCACTTGAAAACAATACGCCATTGTCTGGAATATTTAGTGTTTCTGTGGTGTCAGCATTTACAGGCAACACCAATAGTGTTGCCCCTGAACTAGTATTTTTAAAAGTAACTGTGCCATCTGAAGATCCACCTGAAACTACAAAACCACGAAGTCTTGAACGATTAGTGGTCATGTCGCCAGTTGAAGTTACAGAAGCTGTTACAACATCAGAACTTGCCATAGTTAGCTCCTATTATGCAGTTGGTGAGTCAGACGCGATTCCAAAGAATTTTAATGCGATTACTCCACCAGCTCCTGCTGTTCCAGAAATAACTACTTCTACTTCATCAGCTGTTTCAGTAGCAGCAGTTGTAGTACCACCAGACATACCTAAAACTCCGTTGCAAGGGAAGAATCCTTTGAAACCAGTTGAGTTAATAGCTACTGAGATTCCATCTACGAAACCATCAGTATCTGCATCAGTACCAATATCTACTAAGTTTACTGCGTTAGCTGCAGCACTAGTTACAGTGATTGCTACACCCATTGGAATAAAGTTTGATGGTATTCCAATAGAACTTTCTTTGTGGTCAGTTCCAGAAGCAGCAATAGTAATAGAAGTGCTGTAAGTTGAAAGGGTCATTTCATTAGTTAATCCGCCAGTTGTACTATCTTTGATAATAGTTTTAAAACCATTCTCAGATCTAACTGGACCGTTAAAAGTAGTGTTTGCCATTTTTTACCTCCGTAGTGTTACTGTCTTGGCGAGTCTGCTAGGTCAGTCAGTAACGGATAATTAATCCTAGTTGCCATAGGATAACAATTTTTATGCCAAAAAAAAAGGCATCCGTCGATGCCTTTCTTTTATCCCTTGAGTCAAAAAGTGGGATTAACTTCTTTGAATTAGTCCTAAGATTAAGCTCCTTTAGATCCGTAAACTGCTCTTGGGTTAGAGAAACCAAATGAATATCTTTCTCTAGCCTTGAAACGCATATTACCAGTATCAAAATCACCTTCCATTGCAGTTGACAAAGGAGTTCTTTCAAAATGTTTAAACCCATCAGGGCAATCAGTTTTGATGAAGAACGCGTCTGTATCTGTTAAGAAGTGATTTAC